GCCAGCCTTAGTCAGCTTGTCGAGATCGGTCGCAGCGTTGGCGGCATCAGCCGAATCGACCTTGATGCCGAGTTCTGCAATGTTCATCGACTCACCTTGAATAATTGCCCGCTTTCACGGGCTGTTGTCGCGTGCGTCAGCCATAACCGCGATGGCTTCTGACTCCATAACGCGGATGTCCTGAAACACACCGGGGCGATCCTTCAACGGGATGCCGACGAACTTCATTACGCTGGGCAGAACGCCGTAATCGAGACCGGTTGCGCCGCACGTGCCGGTACGCCACTGGGTACCCATCGAATCCATGACGAGGAAAGACGGCCAGTTGTCCGGCCAGACTTCAATGGAGTCATCGATATCTGAAGGAGAAAGCCCGAACACCGAAAGGACATCGGAATCAGTGGTCTGCTCGTACAGCGCGCGTGCGACGTCGGTCAGTTTCCCAGGCGGGCTTTACCGAACGCTTCGCTATAGGCCTTCACGACAGCGTCTGACACGCCAATGCAACTCTTCACGAGGGCAGTGATCGACTCGTCACTGAGTTTGTCGGTGAAGCCCCAAGAAACAACCAGGTCCTTGATCTGCTCAACGCCCTGCTCGACTTCTGCGGCGGTAACCTCAGACAACGTCGGCTCAGTGCCCTTGAAGCGCTCGCCGATGGTTTCTGCCCTTTCCTTCCAAGCGTCGAACAGTTCAGCCAGCGCCGTGCGGTCCCGGTATTTGAATGTGAACGGCACCACGGCCGGCTTGCCGCCGACCTGCGGGATAGCTACGTCGACAGTGAACGTCGGCTTCGGTGCGATGGAAAACTTTGCCATGAGAATTCCTTACGACAGGTAGCGGGTAGGTTCAGCCTGCAGCGCCAGGTTGACGGTGCGGGTCAGCAGGTTGTTGCGCGATACCGCCGGTTGCTTCGAGAACGAGGTGTACGCGCCGTAGAGAACGGTATCGGTACCTGGAAGGTTCATCCGTGCAGCTTGGATCTTCTTACCCGCATCTGCTGCGAGCAGCACAGCGTTGAAAGCTTGTGCCGGGTCATCGGCAATGGTCAGCGCCATGCTCGCAGCAGATTTATCTGTCGGGATTTGCTTGCCCTGGTCGTCTTCGAGGAAAACCACGTCCAGGTAGTTTTGCTCTCCACCAGAGAACGCGACGTCAGTCACTTGCGGGATTTGCACCCAGGTGAGGACCTTCTTCAGGGTGCCAACACCACCGCCAGCCGGATAGACCTGGATGTCCGACGTATCGATGCCTTCGAGTGTGGTTGCTGTTGCAGTGGCCGTTTTGACTCGCACTACACGGTTGTTCAGGCGGCTCCAGCCAGCAGTGACCAAGACGATGTCACCTGCTGCCAATGTGCTGCCCACCACCGTAGCAACCGCTTCTGTGGCATTGGACATCGCAGTGAATGGCAGCTCGGCGGCGTAGGTGGCACCGTGCTGGATGGTTGCGCCGTTGGGGAGTTTGTAGCCCATTGGTTTTTCCTCTTTGCAGAAATGACAAAACCCGCTCAATGGCGGGTTCCGGGTTGCCCAACGGGCGAATTAGTTGGTGTCGGCGCGGTAAAGGAATGAGACCGGCACCGTGTAGGTGGTGTCGTCCGGAATGCCGGGGCCGGGGTCTACCGGACTCATGGTTACCACCGTAAGCGCGCCTTTCGTGTTCCGCTCGTACAGCGGGAACAACGCAGCAATCTGATCAGCGAGCGCGCCGGCCGCGCCGGGATACTCGCCCGCAGGCGTCACGATGCTGACTTGAAATACGCCGGTGTAGAGCTTGTGGTCGCCGCCGAGCGTGTTGCTTGTGGTGTCGCCCGGGAGCGTGAAGGCCTTTAGGTAGGTGGCCCCGTCGACAGGCGTGTAAGCCTCGTTTTCGATCACCACTTTCAGCGGCACCGGCAAAGCCTTCGACCAGTTGATCAGCTTGGCCTCGTAGATCGAGGCGATGATGGTATGGCTCATGATTGAGATCTCGTTACCAGAGCCGGCGACTTCGCCTGCAACCATTGCTGCTGGGAGCAGGAAGCGCACTGATGGAGAAATCGAGGAGGCATGCTCATTTGCATCGGTGCATCCTCCACTCCAACCAATCGCCCTCCACACTCACATAAGCTATATCGGAGGAACGTGTGAACCGGAACTTCTTCGCACTTCATACCTGGTTGTTCCTGATGGCCTCCTGCACGATCTGCTGGAAGCGGGCCACGGTGATGCGGACCATGCCGGCGGGTGCCTGAGTCGAATGTCCGAACTCGAGCGGGATCGCGTACGGTAGGTTGTTGATGAGGTAGGCAGTCTGGCCGGCAGTGAAGTCGCTGACCGCTGAAACCAGCGCGGCGATCGTCTCTTGGCCACCCGGATCAACCTCGTCGAAGGTGACGCTCTCGATGACATCAATCGAAAGGTGCCAGTTGGCTCTGAACCGCCCACCGACGTAATCCTTACCGGCAACCAGACCGTTCACGTTGAAGTTCTGGTCACGCTCGGTCTTGGTCAGGGGCTTGGCATGCTTCACTCCTGCCTTCAGCTTGCCGGACTTGGTGAAGTTGCTTTCGGTCAGATTGATGACCGTGTTGCGGACCGCCACCTTGAAGTCATAGTCATCGGCCGCACGCTTGTTGGCCGCCCGGTGAGCGACGTTTGCGGCCCAAATCTCGGGATTCCCCACCGGCGACATGCGGATGACGCTGCTGCCAACCTCGATAATGATCTCGCGCAGGCTGGCGTCGATGGCTTCCGTGGCCTGCGCTGCGAACTCGGCGAGGCTCAAGGCGAAGCTGCCGGATTGTCCGGCACCGGCCCGGCTCACGACCGCACCTGCAGTTCATACAGGACCGGCGTCCCGGCCGGGTTGATCTCCTTCAGCGGTGGGACGATCGACCAGGTGCGGCCTTGAATGATGACCTTGTTCAACAGATCAGGTGCCCACTCAAGCCCCTGCGCGGCGATCTTGAGCTTCTTGTCGCCCTGCTTGATCAGGCTGTTGTTCTGGAACTCTTGGCCGGTGAAGTCGAGCAGGATGCCCTGGGCAGTCTGCTCGGTGATGGTGTCGGGAGGCGCGGTCCCGGTATCCGGGTCGTACTCACCGACGGTTTTTGCCCGGATGATCACGGGCTGGCCGAACTCTGTGATCATATCCAGAGCCATCACGGCCATTTCGTCGTAGAAGGCCATGGTGGCTCCAGATATGAAAAGCCCAGCGCGATGGCTGGGCATGAATTCAATTATGCTCGATCAGTGTTCGATTTTTGCCGCTTCAAAAAACCAGCTTTCTGCAGCCAAATATCCAACATCCGATCCGCATAATCCGCGGCTTCGATTGCTGCCGCTGCCGGACTCAAGTCGCTTTTTGCCGTAATAATTGCCCCTAAAGCTTCCTGGCTATACCGGGTCCATGCCTCAAGTCTTGGCGAAAACTCTGCCATTTCAGAACTCCATTTCTATTGAGGTGCGAAACGTACTCTAAGCACGGACAGCAAACAACCCGCGCCGCTGCAAGTAGTCTGCAAACTGAGTAGCGCTCGGTCTGTCCGGCGCCGCGGGTAAGAGTCGGCCACTGGTGTTCGGGATCGTCGCGTATTCGCGAGTCACTGCGCCTTCGACACGCTCCAACGTCACCGCGCCTTTGCGCTTTTCGATTGGGTCGATTTCGTCCTGATGAATCTCGGCGGCCAAGGCCATCTGCCCGTACTGGATCCGCGCCGGCAGGTAGTTATCGGGCTTGATCTCGCAATCGAACTCGACACCCCGGCGCGGCCAGGACAGCGCCTGCTCGCTGTTGGACTTGCGCCCCTTCCACGTCATTCCATCCATCGCCAAGGCGGCTCGGCGCAGCAACGCTTCCTGCGCAGGTACTTCCACCGGGATGGTCGCGCCGAACTTGCCGGCGTACATGACCAAATCCTCGGCACTCGCGTAGCTTTCGGCGTCTGGCTTGCCGGTACCATCCTCAACGATGAGAGCCATGAATCATCTCGCTTGTTTCTAAGGTCGGGTGTCGGACAACCCGACGCCCGAATTATTACGCCTTGGGCAGATCAGCGACGAGCTTTTCCAAGGATTCTTTTGAAGCATTGGCGCGGTAGGTCACGCCGGCCTTATCGAGCACAGCCTTCAGGGTTTCAACTTCCTGCCCCTCGCCCATCTTCAGCATTTCGAGCTCGCCACGAAGCTTCTCGTTGTCTGCTGCGAGCAAGTCTCGGCTATCGACCAGCTCATCTATTTGGGTGCGAATGTGGTCCAGCGCATCGTACAGTCGCATAGCCAGTTCGCCGGCTTCCGGCTTTTCAATCTCGCCGGTTTGCAGCCCATCAACCAATGCACGAATGGCATTGCTCTCAATTCGCAGCTTGTCGATCAGCTCCTCGAGCTCGCCTTGATTGCCACCGCCGATAACTCGCGCCCGAGTGACCTCCTTCACCGACACTTCGATTCCGGCAGCCTTATAGGCGTCAACCACACTTGGCCAATCACCTATTACCAGAACACTTGTCACGTCTGCTTCTGGCTTGTCGAAATGCTCAGGGTTGCGATATCGCTTTCCCGGGTCAAACCCGCTGAGCTGATTGCTGTATGTAAGTTCCATCGTACTCTCCATGGCGGCCATTGCTGGCCGCGCAGTGAATTGAAGATTAGCCGTCGCCAGGAGGAGTGGTGGTCAGCTGAATCATCACTCCGGCAGTGACCTTGTTGCTACCGGCGTGCTTGACCCAGTTGGCTGCAGAGCCGACGGCAGCCAAGGTTGGATTGGACCCGCCAGTGGTTGCCTTCCAGCTGTAACCCAGCACGTCAATGTTTACGGTGCCTTCAGCTCGGTAGCCGATGGCGAGGTTTTCCTCGTCGTTCACTTCGTACGAGCGGAAGCCCGGAGCCTGGGACTCGGTGATGGTCACGGCATTCGGCAGCAGGCCGAAGATCACATCCGCCGGCGCAGTGTCGGTGACCAGTACCGGCTTGCCGAGCGTACCTGGCAGGCCGCCGTAGATCACGACACCGGCTTCTTCGTAGATCTTGTTGGTGATCGCTTCGTCGACAATGTCGAAGTAGGCGCTGGAGTGCATGACCCACAGCGCGATACGACCGAACTTGTCGCCGAACTTGCGCATGCCGCGAGTGAGCGTTTTCTTGCCGTCGGTTTCGATGTTGGCCGAAACCACCATGTCGGCGTTGGAGCCGATTGCTGCACGAAGACCAGCAGTGGCGTACTGGATAAAACCTTCCAGGGTCGCATCTGCTACGTCGGCGCCCACGATCTGGGAGAACTCCTCGACCGGACGACCGCGGCGTTTGAACGCCTCTTCGGTGGTCTGGTACGGGCCGTACTTCCAAGGAGCCTTAACGCCTACAGCTTCACCGGCGCTGATCTTCTTGGCAGTAACCTTGGTTTCGGAGTTGACGTCGCGGTGTTCCAGCGAGCCGTTCAGCTTGTACAGAGCGCGCTTGCGGAAGTCACCCTCGATCAGCTCGTTGTCGAGCACCATCGCGCCATTGGATGAGGCGTTGAACACATCGAGGTTGTCCTGGACACGCTCCAGGTATGCGGTTTGCGCCTCATCGTTATAGATGATCAGGTCGCTGTTAACGGTTGTAGCCATGGGTCAATCCCCTTATTTGGGCAATTGCAGGTATGCGGTTTGGCCGTGCTTGCGCTGAAAATCGCGCTTCTGCTCGGAAGTCATTTCGGAGCGCTTGAATGCAGCCTTGCCGCCACCCCCGCCCGGGGCAAATGTTCCTGAAGCCCTTGGCCACAGGTGAGGTGCGCTTTCGCGCAAAGACTCCGCCCATTCGAGTGGGGTCAGAGGGGTCTTGCCGTCTTTGCCGAGGATGGTCTGGCCGGACTCATCCGTGGCGACTGCTTCGCCATCTTCATTCAGACTGAACACGCCTTTGGCGCGCAGAATGATGTCGTCGGTTGCTTCCGGCAGTGCGCCGGCTTTCAGTGCCGCGCTGCGTACCGAGTCACCCAGGACTTTGCCCTGGAACTTGGCAGCAAAGGACTCGGCCTTCTCGGCGCGCTCACTGATGGTCTTCAACTGCTTGTCGTAGTCTCCACGCAGACGCTCGGTACGGCGATTGAAGACCTCGTCCACCTTGCCCTCGGTCAGCAGCTTGGTTTCTTCGTCCTGGCCTGCACGACTGAGCAGACCTTTGACGGCATCGATGTCGATACCTTCAAACTGAGTTTCGAACTGGGTCAGCTTTCCAGCCGTTTCCTTCAGCTTGCCCAGCAGTTCCGAGTTCTTGGTTTTCAGCCCAGAAACGGAGGCTTCAACGGCAGTCGCGATAGCGGCCTTGATTGCCGGGTTTTCCAGGTCGATTTCGTTTTCTTCTGCCACGTTGATGCACCCCTTGGGTTTGTCAGCCCGCTTTGCAGGCATTAAAAAACCGCCCGGAGGCGGCTGATTGAATGTGTTCGGTTAAATCCCGGCGCGCTCGAACGCCAATGGTTCCAGGGTTTTCATCTGCACCAGGGTCAGCGGCGCGAAGTTGCGATCAAGCTGCAGTTCGGTAAAGCGCTCGACGCTCAGCCCGCCTTCACGGAAAAGCTTGGCCCGGACAGGGCCGATTGCAACGTTCTGAAACGACGCTGGCTGCTGCTGAAGCCAGTGGTAATAGTCGAGACTCGCGCTGACCTGCGCGCCGCCATCTGCACCCACCGAAGCCCGCGTAGCGCCCTTGGCGAACATTTCGCTGAGCTTGGTCAGCAGAATGAACGTGGTGCGACAATTCGGATGAAACGGTGGCCGGGGGCCGGAATCAACCGGGAACCGCCGCTTATCCATCGAACGACATTGCTGGCTGGTCTTGCTGTCGAGCGTGGCAACCATTTCAACTTCGAAAACGATGTCCGTATTCGCCTTGGCCACCTCCATTCGAGCCTGGGACGACACATGCTGAATCGCGGTGTGCACGATCGTGCTGGCATTGCGGTTGGTGGTAGCGAGGACTCCATCTTTGTAACCGGCCGCCTTGGTGCCGCGAATGTTGCGGATGATCTGGAAGTTCGTCTGCCCTTCGAAGAACCCCTGCCGGATCGTACCGGTGACGCGCTCACGCTCGGCGCCGGTCCAGCCCTTTATGAAGGATTTCAGCAGCTTCCCGCCGCCTGTGCCGCGTACGCTGAGTGGATTCGTCAGCACCGCCGCCCTGATGGCTGCCGCCGTCGGAGCCGCAACGTCGAGCGACACGCCGACCGGCGCAGACCTGGCCAGGCTCGCTGCCTCGAACTCAGCTTCGTAGTCGGCAATGTCGATCAGATCGAGGTTCAACTGCACGCTGTAGCGATCGAAGATGCCCAGCAACAGGCTATCGACTTCCTTCAGCAGCGCTTGAAGACGCTTGACGTTGTACTCGGTCAGATCTGACTGGGTGAGTCGGTCCCGAATCGAGCGGTCAATCTCTTTTAGGAAGGGAGCGAACTTGCCCACCTCTCCCGCCTTCAGCTTTTCAAGGAAGACCGCGTGACGGATCGTGGCGTCAAGGATTGCTTGGTTTGCCGCCATTTGGTGTTACCTCGTCATCCAGGCCCAGGCCATCGCTCTGCTCTTGAAGCTCGCCATCGATCTGCTGGTCTGTACGCTCTGGGGTAATCAAGCCCAGTTTGCGCAGATAGGCCCGCAGATCAGCCTTCGCGAAGCCGCCGTTCTGCCACAGGCCAACCAAGGCCGTGATCATTTGCGGATCTGCCGTCAGCTCGACGAACTCCTGATTGATCTGGTACGCGACCTTGTCGGTGATGCCCATGTAAAGGCCGCACCACATGATCGCCTGCGTATATGCCTCGCTAACGTTCGCCACGCAGCCAGCCAGCACCGAGGTAGAGGCTGATTGATCGCCACGGGACTCGGTAGCTGTCTTGGCGGCGAGGGATGCAACCACCATCCGTGCACCCAGCTCGATCATCATCTGGTTCTTGTCGGCCATCGCCTCTTTGACCAGGGTGTTCGGCAGCGGTTGTGCATAGGCGAAAGCGCCACCTGCGGGAAGCAGCATTGGCGCCCGGGAGCCGACGTAAATGCCGTTTTTCTCCATGTGGTCGCGCCAGTTTTCATCAAGCCCAGAGATAAATGGTTGAGCTTGGCCGCACCAGAAGACACTGTCTTCATAATCGGCACTGTTGCGGTAATGACCCAGGTTGATCATTGCTATGTCGTACAGCGGCGACTCATCGATTGTTGGATCGTTGTTCTGCGCGCCAATGAAGGTGAACGGGATTTCTTTGAGGCGTCCGGTAATGCCCTCCGGAGTAAATGTGTCCGTGACCTCAAGTGGGCCGCCGCCTCTTGGGCCAGAACGACGCCAGACCCGGCAGACAAAACCTTCAGCTTCAAGCGCAAGTTCGCGGAACTGCTCGACAGCTTTGAATCCGAAGCCGTCCTCGATCTCCATAATCTCTCGCAGCACGACCAGGGTCAGCACGTTGTGCCCATTCACCATGCCGGTGCGCCAATTGATGATGTCCTCGGCGCAGTACGACAGAATCACCGAGTGGCCACCAGCACCTTCATCTTGGTGGTAATCGACGTACAGGCCATGACGACCCGCCTCAAGTACCTTTTCCAGCGTGCCTTGCGAGTGCTGGTAGATGCTTACCCCGGAACCGTTGGCGTTGTCCTGCAAGTACTCAAGCTTCTTCGGCGCGGTCAGCGTCGGGTCTTTGTGAAAGGCCAGTCCCAACAAGCCATTGCGTGTGTGGCCGGTGGCGTTTTTGAACACCGCCCGCTCGCGGTAGGCCTTGTTGCGGTCGACGTTTTCCGGCGATTTGTCGTGAGCGTTGATGTAGGGCAGCCGGGAAACCACCCGGTGTTGCCCTGCGCATATATCGCGCACAATGGCCCAGCGGTCCAGCACTTCGATGTAGTCCGCCCTCTTGAAGGAGACGTGGTTGCTCATCGGGCGTATCCCATTTTGATAGAAGTTACGATCGCTTTGATCGGATAGCGCTTGGCGATGAAGTAGCCGGCGGCGTCATTCATGTGGTCGTGGCCTTTTTTCGGATCTTTGTCAGGCTCGCCCTTGTCGGTGTAAGTCTGTCGGGTCAAGCACA